CAGATCTTGACAATGTGCCTTCTCTTTTTTCCGGAAGCTATCAAGATTTAGTTAACAAGCCAGACATACCGGGAAAAACTTTCAATCTAGAAGATGTAGACGAAGCTGCACCGATTAATGGCGACAGTTTGGTATTCGATTCTTCTATAGAAAAATATGTGCCTAAGCCAGTTTTAAAAGAATTGGATCTCGGTAGCAAATCTATAGGAGACTTAGGGGACACTCTTCTAACAGGAGATTTGACCAACAGATATTTAAAGTTCACTGCCGGGGCATGGAGAGCCAGTAATGTGACATGGACAGATGTAAAAAACAAACCAACTGGCGTAAGTGCTTTTAATAATGATGCAGGTTACCTAGATAGACAGTCTCTCGAGTCTCAGGAAATTAGAACTGATCTAATAGGATCAGTTTTTGCTGACGATTCTACTCTCATTATAGACGGCGTAAATGGTGAATTACCTGATTATGTAAGAAAACAGGATCTAAAAGACATTGTGGAAGCAAGCACAGACTTTGATGATTTTAAAACTAGAATACAAGATTTATAACGGAGATTGAATATGGCATTAGACAAAATTAATGTAGGTAATATAGCAAACGACGGGACAGGCGATGATCTCCGAGAAGCATTTATTAAGGTAAACGACAATTTTGAAAATCTAGACACCAGATTTGACACAATCCCAATTGAAGCAGAAAATCTAGGAGGTTCGGGACAAGGCCTTTTTGTAGACAAGGTAGATAACACTCTGCGTTTCAAAGAACTGCTAGGCGGAAATAATGTAACTCTTACGTCAAACGGAACTTCTGTAATAATCAATTCTACAGGAGGGCTAGACGATTTTCTTATACTGACAGACGACGGCAGTATAACCGTTGACGGCTCAACGTTCCTTGGTATTACCGGCGGCGACGGCATTAAAACAAGAACCAGTCTTTCTAATCTCATAATTGACATCCAGGACGGAGCACTAAAGGCAGACGGTTCTCCTGAATTATCAGCGTCGCTGAATGCAGCAAATCAAAACATAAACAGTGCAAATTCAGTAACTGCAAACAGTTTTATAGGACCTCTAACCGGACTAGTTCACGGAGTGGACGTAAGAGAAATATCACCTTATTTTGAAGATTTTGATTTCGGGGACATACTTCCTCAATTTGAACATATCATAGACTATGTTGTTTTTTCTACTGACGTTGACATGGGCGATTTTATAGGAGAAGAAGTAGTAGATTTTGAAATAGATCTGGGAACATTTGTATAATGTCAATATGGTTCGAAAGATCAAGAACAGAAATTGCTGTACTGGAAGAAGATGTATTTACTACGGTAGATTTGCCTGTAGATTCCGACGCCAGTGTGGAAATTATAAGCGGTAAAATACCTGCAGGACTGGAACTTGTGAATACCAGCCTGGTAGGCACACCAGACATTGTTCCTAGAAACACTCAGTCTAGATTTGTAGCTAGGGCAAGACTAGCAGAATCAGTAGAAGACAGAACCTTTTCTATTACTATTACAGGAGCAAACCCCCCAGAATGGCAAACACCAGAAGGTGCTCTGCCTATAGGAAAAGGCGATACATTTTTTATTCTTGATTCGTCTCCGGTAAATTTTCAGTTGATTGCTACAGATCCTGATTTGCCTAGCGGACAGACTCTTTCCTATTTTATAGCAAGCGGCGACGGACAATTACCTCCTGGCATCAGTCTTACACCAGAAGGCCGGCTAGTAGGGGTCGTTGATCCTTTGCTTGCACTAGAGAAAGAAGCAGGAAGGGGCACGTTTGACGAAAATAGATATGATAGATTTCCTTATGACTTTACAATTCGAAGTACACTGGGTTTTGATAGTTTTGATTTTGATACAAGAAGATTTGATCTTACAGAGCCCACTAGAACACCCAGAAAACTAAATAGGAATTTTGAATTCACTGTTTCTGTGTCTGACGGAGATTTTATATCTAAGAGAACATTTAGAATTCTAGTAGTCAGTGACGATTTTCTTCGAGCAGATAACACAATAATGCAGGTAGGCACAGGTGTTTTTACAAGTGATAACACATTTGTACGAACACCAATATGGCTAACCGGCAGTGACCTAGGCCTTCGTAGGGCAAATAACTTTCTTACGCTTCAGCTTGAAGTTTTTGATACGAATCAAATTCCAGGTTTCGTTCAGTACGACTTGTTATCATTTAATCCCGACGGGTCAGAATCTGTACTTCCAGACGGGATGACTATAGATAAAGGAACAGGAACAGTATTCGGCAGAGTTCCTTATCAACCTGCTATTACTCGTAGTTTTGAATTTACTGTTAGAGCAAGGCGAGTATTTGCCACAGGAGGTTTTTTAGCACTTCAGCAGTTTGCAGTAGAAGAAACAGCGAGAGATTCCACAACAATTAAAATAAACAAAATAAGTGAAAATACTTCTAGAGCAATGCAAGTGGTTGGTCTTGCTTTTACACTGGACGAGACTGCTTATGAAATTACAGCAGTAGATCCCTTTAATTCAGAGTTTGATATCCTAACACTTTCTAAGCCTCTTAAACGTAAGGTCACACAGGGAGAAACTATAGACCTTGGCAGAATAAGCATCACAGAAACAGAAGTAGCAGAAGCCGAAAAAACATTTTCTATAGATATACTAGGAGAAGTCGACAGCACTATACGCTGGCTAACTGATAAAGACTTGGGCACTGTTCCTTCTAATTTTATTAGTACACTGAGTGTACAGGCAGAAACAACTGTTCCTCAAAGCTTTTTGGCTTATATGCTAACAGCGGGATCTCTACCTCCCGGTTTAGAGCTAGGATTTAACGGTGCTATTATTGGCAGAATAGATAATAGTGAAATATCCGAGACAACTGTCTTTGATTTTACAATTCAGGCTAGAGATCAATTTGGTTTCAGTGCTATATCAAGGACTTTTTCTCTCACAGTAGCAAAATTAGACGAAACAGAATATACAGACGTTTTTTATCCGGTATTGTTGTCGCAAGAACAACGAGTAGAATTCAGAAAACTGATATCTAACGTAGAAGTGTTTAGACCAGAATGGATATTTAGACCCAACGATCCTAGATTCGGCGTGACTAGAGATCTAAATATTCTTGCATTTGCAGGGATTGAACAGACAGAATCACAGGAACTTGTAGCTGCTGTATCTAGATTTGAAAAAAGAAGACGATTTTCAATTCAAAGTGTAAAAAAAGCCATTGCTAGAGATCCGGGCACAAGAAACAATGTATATGAAGTTGTGTATCTAGAGCTAAACGATCCTAGACAAACTGCAGGAGAGTCTGTAAGAGAGATCAAAACCAAAACACAACATGTTTTTACAGCAGATCAGGTAAGGACAACACCAAAGAACCTGGATTACGATAGCGAACAGACAGATGTTTTATTCGTAAATACACGTACCAGAAAGAAAAAGATTAAGTTTTTTAATGCTGCAAAAGTTGAAACCAGAAATGGCGAAGAATTTGTAGACGACTTTTTGCTGGAGGCGAGAGACGGTCAAGTACAACTGGATATTGAAGTCGGCTCTGCAACTAATATCTTTTATCGTCCAAAAACGGAAAACACAATAAGAACAGACAGCAGTTATGTAAAAGCAAGTGACCCTTTGATAGACCGCTTGTTTGTTGCTGCTAATCAGGACATCAGATCAGAATTAAGAAAAATAGGAAAGACTGATAGAAATTTTCTGCCGTTATGGATGCGAACACCTCAGCCCGGCCAAGCTCAAGAACAAGGATACACACTGGCAATTCCGTTAGCTTATGTAAAGCCAGGATTCGGCGATAGTTTGTTAAGTGCTATCAGAGTAGGCGAAATTGATTTTACACAATTTGATATAGAAATAGATAGATTCCTAATAGAATCCACTCTAGATAGCAGCGAAGCACAATATATTTTATTTCAGAATAGCGAAATCACAATATAAATAATACAGGAGCAATACATGTCTAACATAAACAGTGCAAATATAGAAAAGGATTTTCCAGAACCAGGAAAAGACAACAACTCGTCTGGATTTCGCAACAACTTTCGTGTTATAGCAGAAAATTTTGATGCTGCGAGAAGCGAAGTAATAGATCTACAAACAAATGCTGCACGAACTGACACCAATAACAACTTCAATCAAAACAACATTGCAAATGCGAACCTAGTTGCTACTACAGGCGAAGTATTTGATCACGGAAATATAGACTCTAACACAACAGTCAGCTTTTTAACAGGATCGTATCATAAAGCAGGCATAAACGCAAATCTATCACTGATTTTTTCAGATTGGCCGAGCCAAGGAACATATGCAAAAATTACTGTTGAATTACAGAATAATTCTAACAGTTTTCAAACGGTGAATTGGTCCACTGAGCAGGGAGGAACAATCATTCCTAACCTAGGGATACCGGTTCAGCTATATGACAGCACAGACGGATCAAATGTGCGGTTAAATGCTTTTCCGGATCCTCTAGTTGTTGACCCAGACAGCAGGACTTATGTCTTGGAGTTCTGGACAGCAGACGGCGGCACAAATGTATATGCCAACTTTGTAGGTGAATTTGCCGATGTTTAATCCGTTTTTGGAAAACCTAACAGAACTTACAGATAACGAGTTATACTCTAAAACCAGCGAAGTAACTAAAAAATACTGGGCAACTCAAAATCCTCAAGTAAGACAACAAATAAAGATAATTATAGATCAACTTGTACAAGAACAGCAAGAAAGACTTATCAAACAAAAACAAAATCCCACAGATGACGATTCTGATCTTGACAATCTAATCAATATCAACTAAAATACTGTATGCTTATGAAAACTGATGACTTAGGAATCCCAAGATTCTCTAATCAAGATCTTATCAATATGATCTATAGTGGCCACACGGACAAATGTCACGTGGTTCTGTGCGATCCTTCCGACGATGTAGATCAATTTAATCAAGCAGCACAAGAACAGGGGTTGCCTACTCTAAACAAATATATCCCTATTGATGCAGATAAATCAGAATTTGATTCTGCATGTCAGTCAGAGTGGCTTATGCCAGAAGAATATAAAAAATTAGATCTACAGGAATGGTTTATCTTTGCTATTGCAAGAGAACTAGAAATAGATGCTGAAGAAGTATACCTAAAAAACAACACACTAGAAGTAAAACGACTAGAAGAAGAACTAGAAGCGTTTTACAAAAACGATATGTTTGATCTGCTTAGATATATGATATATCTTGTTGATTTCATGCGCGAAAACCACATAGTTTGGGGAGTTGGCAGAGGATCATCAGTAGCAAGTTATGTGCTATATCTCATAGGTGTGCATCGTATTAATCCTATTCAATATGGACTAGACTGGCAGGAGTTTCTAAGATAAGTACTTACATAATAGGAGAATACAATGGCTGGAAGAAAAGTATATAAAAGCATGCAGGGAAAAACAGTAGATATTGATCTGTTGCGACAGAGACATGAGCTCACACCTGCAGTTGGTAATGTAAAAGTAAATGCAAGAGGGGACGAGTTAGGCAAAGGCGGAGAAATTGTAAAGAAGCGTGAAGAAATTGTTAACGAATATTACAAGCATCAAAAGCCCATGCCAGATGAGGTTCCAGTAAAGAGAACACAAAATACCAAACAAAAAGAGTCAACCCACGATTTTGAAGAACCAGAATCCACTGCAGACTGGGTAGAAGACGAGGACGGAAACTTTGTACGCAAGGAGGATAAATGAGCGTTAACTACAATGCAATTGATCTAGAAGGCAACCTCAAAGCAGTTGCAAACAGAGTTCTAGTAAGTAACATGTACTTCGGAGAGCAGGTAACATCTGGCGGAATTGTGCTTACGGATGACGACGGCACTACAAGAGGTGTTTATCCTCGCTGGGGCAAGGTTTATAGAAAAGGCAGCCTCAATCAAGATCCTTACCAGGAAGGCGACTGGGTTTTGGTAGAGCACGGTCGTTGGACCCGCAGTATCAAAATTGCAGATGGTGAACAAGAATTAGAAATCAGAATGGTAGAAGCAGAGTCTATTCTGGGCTGGGCAGACCAAAAGCCAGAAGGTGCAGTGCTCGGCAACGAATACGCAGACGGAGAATCTGCAACGATTGATCCGTCATCATTTGTTTCTGCTTGAACTTGACTCCTCTTGTGCAAGGTGCTATAATTAAGCTTAAAGCATGAGAGGAGTTTTTATTTGGCTATTCACGCAACAATTGATCTAGAAACTATTGACACATGTCCACAGGCAACTGTGCTCAGTGTCGGCGGCGTAAAATTCAATCCTTACAGCACTACAGAACCGCACTCGGAAATCTATTTAAAAATCAGCATAGACGATCAAGATCGACTGGGGCGAACTGTGAGTGAATCCACCCTAGAATGGTGGGGGAAACAGGATTCCGCAATTATGGAAGAAGCATTTGACCAGACAGGTGCCGTGTCTGTTGAAGAGGCACTTTCTCAAGTTTCTCGATTTGCTGTAGGAGTAGATACGTTTTGGGGTCAGGGATATGGGTTTGACTATACCATACTGGAGGATATGTTTCGATCTGTTGGTAAACCTATTCCCTGGAATTTCTGGCAGATTCTGGACAGCAGAACATTATTCAGAATGTGTGCAAGCGATCCTCGCAAACAGATTCAAAATGATTTGCACAATGCTTTGGCTGATGCATTTTATCAGTCCAAGGCAATTCAGATTGCATATTCAGAACTAGGAGCAACACGGTGAAAAAACTTTGGACTGAACAGTATCGCCCGAAAACAATAGACGGATATGTATTCCGCGACGCAGAACAGCGTAAACAGGTAGAAACCTGGGTAAAAGACAAAACTATTCCGCATCTGCTTTTCTCCGGCAACGCAGGTATTGGTAAGACAACTCTTGCGAAAATTCTATTCCACGAACTAGATATCAATCCACTAGACATCTTAGAAATCAATGCTTCACGCACAAACAGTGTGGAAGATGTGAGAGATCGAATTGTGAATTTTGTGCAGATGATTCCGTTTGGTGATTTTAAAATTGTATTGCTAGACGAGGCAGATTATTTGTCCCCAAATGCTCAAGCAGCACTGCGTGGCGTAATGGAGGAATATCATACCACAGCACGTTTTATTCTTACCTGTAACTATCCCAACAGAATTATTCCTGCCATTCACTCTCGCTGTCAGGGTTTTCATATTGCGAAAATTGACGAAACAGAATTTACTGCGAGAGTGGCAGAGATTCTTATCTCAGAAGGTGTTACGCCAGACATTAATGTGTTGGATACCTATGTTAAAGCAACCTATCCTGACCTACGCAAGTGTATTAATACTGTGCAGATGAATTCACAGGACGGTGCTCTTGTTGCTCCGCACGAAGGTGACACAGGAGAAACAGACTGGAAACTGGACATGGTAGAACTGTTCAAGGCAGGCAAGATTCAGGATGCAAGGAAACTGTTATGCGGTACTGTTCGTCCAGAAGAGATGGAAGAAATCTTTAGGTGGCTATATTCGAATCTGGAGTTATTCGGAGATACAGAAGAGAAGCAGGATCAAGCAGTGCTTATCATCAAACAGGGTCTTGTGGATCATACATTGGTAGCTGACCCTGAAATTAATCTTGCTGCTGTGCTTATCAAGCTTGCAAGGAATGCACAGTGAAAAACACACACGAAATAGAATTTATCTACAAACAGTTAAGCAGAGAATATCCGGAGTATACTAATTCTCAGCCTGCGGTTAAAATACATAAAAACGCCTATAAAAGTCTTATAGGCGTAATGTTGAGTGCACAAAGTCAAGACAAAAGAACAGCACAAGCAAGCCGACAACTTTTTGCTCTAGCTGATACGCCTTGGGATATGGTTAAACTGGATAGAGAAACTGTCATTGAAGCAATTCGACCTGCAGGATTATTCCAAGCAAAGTCAAAAAATATTCTTGCAACCTCAAAAAAGTTAATAGAAGAATACAACGGCGATGTTCCTAGGACACAAAAAGAACTTATGCGACTGCCCGGTGTTGGCAAAAAGAGTTCTGACATTGTGATGAGATTTGTATTTGGCGAACCCAACATTGCTGTAGATACTCATGTGTTTAGACTGTTGTGGCGTCTCGGTTGGACAGATTCTCTTGATGAAGGAAAGGCTTCACATACTGTAAACGAAACTACTCCAGAAAAATACAAATATGCCGCACACATGCAGTTAATCACACATGCAAAGCTGGTCTGCAAGAGTAGACAACCACGGTGCAGTGAGTGTATAATAGAGGCAGTGTGCAATAAAAGAGACATCGATATTCCTAAGAATCGATTGAGAGAAACACAAAGAGAAAAACTATCACAATAGCTTTAACCGAAAAGGGACGGTATCCCTATAAAGGAGGAACTTGCAGACGATGACATACCTAGTAACTGACAATTGCATTAAGTGCAAATATCAAGATTGTGTCTCCGTCTGCCCGTAGGGG